GTTGAACACGCGCTCGGTGCCGTTGTCTACGTAAAGCAGTCGGCTATTGGTGGTCACGGCAGGATGCCACGCGGCCAAGATGCGCCAATCGGAGCGGGCGTTAACGCCAAGATCGTCTACGACTTCGTTCGTTCGTGCCGTGTCAATGTGGCAAGCAATCTGTGCGACGCTTAGCCATGAGACTTCTGCCTGTCCAACGCTGTCGATGGTTCGAACGGGATTTTGTACCGTCATCGAAAGCCTCAGCATTCCGGATGGGACGTGCCCAGCCACTTACGCTATTCCTTTGCCCATCATTGATGTCACCCTGTCCCAGTAAGTCGAGTCGAGCGCGATGGTGTCATCGCCACGGCTTGCCACATGGTGTGCCACGCGCTGGAGTAGCGCCATCTCTAGCAGCGGATTGAGCGCCGCGTTACCCGCTGTTACGGTCAGCGTCACTGGGTAAGTCAGGTTGTCAATGTCCATATCGACGTAGATCAGACCGTTGATGACCACCTTCACGCACGTGCCAGTGAGCGGCACCGTAGCGCTATCGCTGTAAGCCACTGTAGTGCCCGCTACGTCGCCTTGGCGCTCAAGACGGAGATACAGACCGCCGTAGATCGTCACGGGCGCTGCGGGCACCCACTGCGTTCTTGTGACACTCTCCACGCACCACCCGGTGCGCTCTTCCAATTCGCGTACGGCTGCTGCCCATGCAATGCCAATAGCCGGGTCATCCTCCGTGTGAGGAATGCGGGCCCAACTGCGGAACTTTGCAATGTCTAAAGCCATTGTTCCTCGCTGTAGGTAGGTGGGGCCGAAGCCCCACCCACCTAAAGGATGAGAGGATCAGAATCAGACGTTGGTGACGCGCAGTTGAACGAGCGCATCCCCGCGGGTGATGTTCGCATTAGCGAACGACATCGCGGTGTACTTAACTTGACCAGTGGTGGCGAGGGTGATGTCGTCGCGGATCATCCCGATGCCTGCCCACTCGCGGATGCTGTAGGACTCGCGGATGTCTCCAACCACTGCCATCACGGTCTTCGCTCCCGAAGTTGTGACAAGCGCTGGGACATACGGAGTTACGTAAACTGGCAAACCCATCAAGGTTGCTGGTGCCGACCGGGTAATTCCGGCATCACTACTTGGCACAAACAGCGGCACATTGTTCACGATGATGCCAGCGATCGCCGCGTAGACGTCTTGTGGGATGATCCATGCGCAGGATGGACTATTCCAGTAAGCCGCTGGCAGAATCTCGTAGCGCATCTTCGTCAGGTTCTCAATCGTGACCGCGGACGTAGAGGTCGCAGCAGCCACCTTCAATGCACGGGTGTTACCTGTTGCAACAGTTGCACCAGTGCGAACGCCAGTGGTCGTAGTTGCAGGGTCAAAGATGCCTGTTGGCATTGCTGTGCCGCCAATACCTCCGATGAACCCGAAGGCCTGATTCTTGGAAATCTTCTTCTGAAGATCCATCATGACCTCGGCTTCGACGTCGAAGTTGGCTTGGCGCAACAGCGTCTGCGAAACCTGAGTGGTCGGTGAGCAGAGTCGTGGCGGCAAGAGCACCTCAGCGAGTGCCATGTCGTTCACAACGGCGTTGCCACCTTCCGCGATCCACGAACCAGTGCCGCCACCGTAGGCAGCGCTGGTCTGCGTGTTGTAACGGAGCGATGGGTAGCCAGTGACTCCACCGCGATAATCAGCCAACGAGCGCATGAAATCTTGGCTATCGAGGTACTTAAGAATCTCTGTCTCGTAGACAGCGGGCACCATGATCGTGCCAGCAGCGGTTGCTGGAGTGGTTGCGGTCGTGAGTGCGCGCACTTCAGGTGCAGCGCCACCCTTCAGCCAACCGATGAACTGGTCGCGGTACTTCTTGGTGTCGCGCTCTTCGCGTCCAAGTTCCATATCGCGCTTGGCGATGATCTCGACGGCGCTTGAAGATGCGAAACGCTCCCGCATTTGCGCGGAACGGATCTCGGCTTCAACGGTTGCGAGTTCGTTTGCGACTTCATGGCCGCGGGCTTCGACTTCCACGGTGAGTGAGTCTTGTGCGAGAATGGAATCGCGCTCTGCGGTGAGCGCCTTACGGCTTTCAAAGAGTTCGGACAGTTTCATGATGGCATCCTTAATCGCAGACGAAGCCGGGCAACGCCCGACAGAAGGGTTCTTGCCTCGACGCTCGTCTGCTGATAAGCGCCTTCGGACACTACGGAAATTTCGATCAAACGAACTTGATTGAGCGTGCGTGTGTTGCCGCTCCAAGAATCTGAGATCACGTTGAAGCCAAACGACATTTCAGAAAACACGCCCGCGGCTACAAGCGATCTCGTAGAGCGGGCAAGTTCTGTATCTGGCAAGGTCACTGAAAATGCCAAACCGTGTGCGTCGCTGTTCAGTTCAAGCAGTCCGCTCTTGGTGTTGGCCAGTAGGTCGCGCGAATCGTGACCGACAAGCAGCGAGATGTTGGAGCGAAGCGAGTTGTCGAACGCGCCGCGGGCAACCTTCTCAGTAAATGGTTTGCCGCCATTGAGGCCGCGGACGGTGAGCGGATGGCTCGGAGCGTCGTACACGCTGGCGTAGCCGCCGATCTTGTCGCCTTGCATATTGATCTTGGCGGTACGGATTTCAAGCAATGTCTTCACCTCCATCGATGTTTTCGGTAGCGCCGTCGCCTTGCATGGCGCTATTGCCGCCCGGCATGGACACGCTTGGGATGTCGAACTCATCGCCCTGAATAGGCGGGAGGCCCATTCGCTTGCGACCGTCGTTCGGTGAGAGGATCCCGGCGAGGACAAGTTTCGACAGCGCCATGCCCGCATCGCGCATATTGCCGCGCAGCAGTACGTCGGTATCAAGCCTTGCGTGTTCGCCGGGCCCGCAGAGTTTGCGCGTGATCTCCGACTCCCACGCGGTTACCCATTGGGCTAGTGCGCCGTCAACGTAGGCGCGTGCTGTTTCGGATTGTGAGGACAGCGCCCCGCCGCCCTGCTGGTAAAGCATTTCGGGCGGTACGCCGAATGCGCGGGCGATCTCTTGGATAGAGAACTTTCGCGACTCAATGCTGGTCGTGGTTGATTCAGCGCTGATGCGTTCAGCCTTCATGCCTTCGCGCAGGATCAGCGGGCGCGAGGCACCTTCCGCGGTTGCGTGCATGGTTTGCCAGGCGTCGCGGATGGCTTGCACAGTTTGATCACTCATGGCTCCGGGATGTGAGATGCTCACTTTTCCCGTACTGCCCGTGCGCACCAGGCTTTTGTGGGCCGCCGCTTCGTCTGCCGCCAGTTCCATGGCGAACCGGCAAGACTCCATTGGCGACATATACCAACTCGGCGAAAGCGGATCCGGATAGCAACCGAGGTGCAACACCTGGTCTGCCTTTAGGAGATTGCCGCCAAGCCGGTACTGCACGCCCTCTTCGGTCAGTTCAACCGTGGACGTTCCGCTCGGAAGTGGTTGCAATTCGGCGACGGTGCCCGATGAATCACGGCGAATGAGTGCCAAACCGTTACCCGAATCAAGCGCGCACGTGGTCATGTAGCGCCGAAACTCGTAGCCCGACTGCCAGCGCGAGGCCTCCCGCGTCATCAACTGCGTAATCGGCGAGTCGACTACTTGGCCTTGCGAGTCAATTACGGAGAACGGAAGCCGCGCCAAGTCCGTGCTGATGAGATTCATCGCACGAACGACAGCGGGTAGATGCTGTGGCGCTGGCGTTGCCAGTGGTTCCGGGCGTGCGTAGACAACTACGCCGCTTTTGAAACCGAAGAATCGTGCGAAGATGCTCACTGCAACGCATGGGACAAATGTGCCCCGCGTTGTCAAGCGATTATTTCAGACCTCGCATCTAAATACAGCGCTTCACAGAATTTCACACTATTTCACACCTCTTCACAGTGCGTGAAGTTGCGTACCGCTTGCGTGAAGTTGCGTGAAGTTCCGTGAAATCAACCAATCGGGCAAGCGCTTGTGCTGAGTCCGGTCGACTCGCGCACCTGGTGATGTTCCATCAGAAGCGCTGCCATGTTGCCGGAGACGATGACGTCCATGTTTCCAGCGCTGCGTCCCTTCACTGGTCGCGTGTTGCCCACGTTGTCACGGATCAGTCGCACGTTGTTCAGTCCCGACGCAAGTACCGGATCGATTTGGTAGCAAAGTTGCTTGGACTTCAATAGATCGCCCCACAGTTTCCACGCTGGCGCCATCGTTCGGATGCTCTGATCGACCGGAATGATGGGCCAGCCGCGATCCTGCCATCGCTTTATGTCTCGCGCTTGCGCTGGATGCGGGTCGACGCCGATCTTTCGCACGTCGTAAAGCGTCATCAAGTGCTCAATTTCAGCCTCCACAATGCTCATATCCTGCCATTCACCAGGCATACGGCGCAGATGTCCTGCCTCAATCCACACCTGGAGCGGGTTCTTGCAGCGCTTTTCGTCAAGCGCGATGTCCGTGCCGGCCCACCAGCACACGTTCCGCGCACGAATGATTCCGCCATCGACCACCATGATGGTGAGCGCTGTCAAGTCAAGTTGACTTCCGTAGCCGCCGCGGCTCAGGTCAAGACCGATCACCGCCGGCGCGCCGCGCAAGCGATCCCAATCGCAGTCCACCATTTGCCGCTCAAGGACTGCAAGATCGATGTCAGTCGTGGCAATCTCGTGGTATCTGCACGCTAGCTGCGTCTCGAACTCGGCGATTTGAACCGGGTCGCCCGTGTTTAGCATCGTCTGCGCGGCCAGTTGCAACTGCGTCGGGTCAACAATGACGCCCAAACCTGGGTGCGCCTTCGCCCAAACAGCAGGATCTGAGGCCTGATCGTCGGCATCTAAGCCGTAAATCATGGGCCACCAGCCCGCCGGATAGGGCGTTCCGTCAGCGATTGCAGCCTCGCACGCTTGCCAGTAGCCCCAAATCGGGCGCGTCTTCTGCTCCGGATCGGGCGTCGTGATCGCCAACAGTTGCGACGTGGCGAACTTGGCAAGCCCGGTGAGCAAGCGCCCGAACGCCTTGTCCATGCGCGCCGTCTCGTCCGCGACGATCAAGCGCGTGGTCAATCCGTCAAGCGCACGGTCGGTGCATGGCAAGGATATGTACCTATTGCCACCGTGGCGCACTCTGCCGGGGTGCGCGGGCGTAGACCCACCCGAGGACGTCCATCCCTTTTCGTCTTTGTCTGAGTCATCTAGGGCCAGTGTGCGGCACATGGTCTGCATCCGCTCAAAGGTTTTCTGTGCCAAGCGCCCATCCGGCGCCACGCTTGAGAACTCCAGGCTAGTGCTGGTGTCTCGCATCGCTGCCATAATCATCGACGCCGCAAACTCCGTCTTCCCGTTGCCACGCGCCACCACCAGTAGCAGCGCCTTGGTGGCGGGTGTGTCCGTCTTCACTTTGGCGATCACGCGCCGGCGGGCAAGCAAGATCATTGCCACCATGCACTGCCACGGCATCCACTCCAGTGGCTTGCCGGCGTCCTCTTCCACGCCCTGGCCACACTTGCGTGCGAACGCTCGGGCGTCCTCGGCGCGTGGCTCGTCCCACCACACCTGGTGCGCCGCCGGCGACTTGCGCTCGGCTAAGTAGCGCTTGCATGAGTCGACGATTCGCAGATTCGCGACGGCGGTTCCGCTGGCAATCGATTCGGCGTAGGCATCGGCTAGGTCGGCGCATAAAGGTGGTCGTTTCAGGTGTTTACGACGCGCGTCTGTCTTTGTGGATCCACACCGCGGTGCCTTAGCGGGTATAGGGGGCTCGGCCCTTTGGCGGGGGTTGGTCAAATTTCGCTCGTTGTCTTAATAACGTGACATGACTGACATAACGATTGAAGATTTCGCCATTCATTTGTGCCACCGCGATGCAATGGGATGATGTGATCTGTCTCAAGGTCAGCCACTGCACCACATACAGCACAGCACATATGCACAGCCTTATGTGCTTTGGCTATGCGTGTCCATGTACCACCGCGTGAGCGAATGGTGTTAATCATGCTGATTGGCTTACCTATGCCACCTTCGTATCGCCATCGCCTAGCCATGTGCGTACCTCTTCCATGAGTCGCGTATCTACCTCTTCACGCCACGCTAGTAGCCATTCCTCATCATCCTGCCTTGCAAGAACAATGGGCAACCACCCTACTTTTGCATCAGTACGCGCTTGCAACATTGCGTCTTCAAGGCCAGCGCATCGAGGTGCAACATTGGGCAGACAGACGCCATCGTCCATGACCGTACGCAATTTGCTTAAACGGCAAATCAAGAGGCTTCCGCTGACAATCAAATTGTCATTGGCAAGACGTCCATACACGTACGTGTAGCCCGTCTTTCGGCGCTTTACCTCGACATGGATCTTCCATTTGCACTGTGCTTCGATGTCGGCTTTGCCCTTTCCATAGCGCTGGGCAGTACGTTCCCACTTGAATGGGAACAACTTCTCCAGCGCACGGCAAGCGTCCAACTCACCGTTCTTACCCTTCATGCGTGAGTTGGTCACGAATCATCCTCAGCGCGTTCGACTTCCTGATCCGTGACACAACGTGGCGTAATGGGCCCGTACTCTTCGATAGTGTCACGCTGGTGGCGTGTATCTTCGGTTGTCCCATTCTGCCCAGTGGATTTCACAGAACGTGGTGTGGTGTAAATCGACTCCATTCGGGCGATCTTCATGCGTAGGGCTTGGATCACAAGCACTTGCTGGAGGATCTGATCTTCGAGGCGTTCTGGCTGTGTCATGCGACTCCCTGCAATCGGTGTAGGACAACCTTGGCGACGTCACGTGCGCCGCTCAGGTTCTCGGTGTGGAACTTCAATGTCGAATACGCGTCGTTGCCGCTGCGGGCCCAATGCTCTAGCAGGAGCCTCCAAGCGCCTACTGCGTCACGGTCGCTCAGACCGTGCGAGATCAGCACCCGTCGGCATACCGAGCAGTGGCTCTTGATGTCCGCTCTCGGGTCACGTTGCTTGATCCGGTTTGCTATGTCATCTTGAACCTCCCACCCGCTCACGGCGGTAGCCGTTTGCTGGTTAGGTGGACTAGTTAAATGGACTAGTTCCGATCCCTGCGTCATCTTGACGCCGATAGATGCATCATCTTGATGCATCTCCTGCGTCATCTTGATGCTTCGTGATGCATCAACTTGAGGCATCTCTTCGCCTGTCAGGTTGATCCGGTAGACGAGCGCTTTGCCGCGGCTACTCGTTGTCAAGACGCCACTTGCGCGTAGTTGATCCAAGGCGCGTTGGCACGTCGAACGGCTGATCCCACACTTCGCTGCCAGCACTGCTTGGCGAGGGTAAGCAATGCGTCCGTAGTCAAGAATCGCCAACAGCACCAATTTTTGGATGCCGTCGAGCGCTCCGCAGCGCCAAACTTCCGATGGTTGAGGACGGGTCAAAACGGCACCTCCTCTTCGACCACCACCTGAATATCCGTGATGATCACGCCGTCTTGCCAAGGCTTCAAGTGCAGAATGACCAACTTGCCGATGATGTCAGCATCGACCGCCGAGAAAGACGTGAACCACTCGACGCCATTGGCTTCGAGCCCTACTCGCCAGTATTGCTTTCCTGACTTTGCCGTCTTCGGATCAACTCCTGCACAAATGCCTCGTACTTGCTGGCCACCTTTCGAGGCAGGCTTGCCTTCTGCGGGCTTCGACGACTTGGAGGGCGCAGCGAGTGCCTTGCGAGGCGCGGGCGCGTCCTGAGGCATCCTCGTGGCTTCCTCGGGCATCTCCTCAGCAATGCTGCCCTCGTAGTCCAGCGCTGCGAACGCCCAACCCATCACGCCCTTGAGCGCCCGACCGGTCGCCCGGGTCTGAGCCATCATCTGCCTGGCGAACTGTGGGCGCGTGTTCCACGGACGCTCGTCATCGAAGACCGAGCCGATGCCCGAGCCCACGATGACGCCATTCAACAAGACCGTGCAGGTCGCTTCCCAGTATCCAGCCACGCTGTCCGTCGGTTCGACGTGCCGGAGACTGGCAGTGCCACTGGTGTAGCCGAGCGACGAGGCGATCGCCTGGGCGCCCTGCACGGTCAAGTAGTTGCGTCCCTGGATGACTTGCGTGTACTTGGCGCGGACGATGGGCCCGACAATCCTGCACACTTCCTCGTTGCGCTTGACAATAGCGCCCGGGTTGATGCCTTCCGTGGCGGTGATTTCGTTCATCGCTTGACCTCCGGCTTGCACGATTCGTGCGACGGGTCAAGCAGCATCAGCATCAGCACACCAGCAGCGAAACAACCGATCAGAACGTACGTAATTTCAAGCATTTTGCGTCCCTCTCAAAGGAACGCACATGAGCAGATGCAGATAAGTGTTTGGCTGTTACGTTAAATTCAGTTACCTGCCATCGACCGATCTGACGTACACCTCTCATGTGCGCTTTAGACGCATCTTATCGGCAAGTAAGGAAATTTGCTTGACTCTTTCTGCCGTTTTGATAGCAAGTTTGCTTGTGCGCTTTTCTTCATCCTGAGCCACCAATAATCTGCGTACTGCGCGCTCATAACTAAAGCCCACCTTGAAGCGCCAGTCCCACTGCGGGCCCGGGTCAGCCGTGATCGTCCACTTGCCCCGAGGGTCAGAATCCTTGCGGCAAAGCCACCATTCGCCGCGCTGGCGATCCAATTTTTCTATTAAGCCCCGGTGTCTCATGACCGGAAGGTACTTGGTTTACCTTTTAAACCAACTGAGGATCTTTCCTACCCAGCCCGGCGTAGCCCTGTTCAGCGCTGCTTGGCGCTTGGCGCATGGCGCGCAAGGCTTTATGCCAACAGCCTTTGTCGCGCGGGCAACCATGTCGCCTAAGAGAGGCGATCCATCGTTATCTCCATTGGGACTATGTTGATCGGGTAATTCGAAAGGGTTCCTTTTTCGTAACTTTGGGTGCATATTGATGTGTCCCAATATCCCTCTGCAATGTCGCATGGGTAGTAAAGAGGTGAAACGTGGGTGAATTGTTTTAGGTAGAACGTCTCGCCGATTCCGTCGCTGGATGTCCAGGCGTCTGTCCAGTATTGGGCTTCCCATTCGGTAACGAGGAACCTGTCGACAATCGGGCCGCCCGTCTCACACAAACGTACTTGGAAACGCGTTCGCGTCTTAAACAGCAACTGCAAATTGGTGCGGTTCTCGTAGGGAATTGCACTGCACCCGTTGAATCGACACCGCTCCATGTACACGCGCAAAGTCCAGTACGCATTCGGCGCGCTAGTCGTTGTGCCAAAATTCTTGGTCATGGTGTGCGGCCCGAAACCTGTAGCCACAAGATCGGCACCGTCAAAGATCATGCCAAACGAGTTCATGTACTGCGTCGCTGGGCCTTCAACGTAGTGCCAAAAGTTACTGCTGCTGTTACAGCCAATGCTTGATTGCTGCTTTTGGTAATAGAAGTACGGGTCGGTGTGGTAATCGCAGTAGGAAATGCCCCACCCTGGATGCGAAGCGTTACCGGCAAAGATCCCTTGATCCTTGATATCAACGGGATCGCCTGGAATCACTCGACCGAGCACCAATGGACGAAGCTCGGGCAAGTTCAGTTGATACTCGCGTGTGTCAAAGCCCGACGGTTTAGCCGTGCATCCAACTATGGGAGGGTGTTCCTCCGTAGTTCCGCAACAGCGACGTCGGCTCATTTGCCGCCCTGCCGACGGCAGAACCAAAATCCGGTGATGCTCCCTGCTAAGCAAAGACTAATTGCGAAGAAGATCGAGCCTAGGAGGCTCTCGATGCTGGCTAATGAAATCATTTCTTGCCTTTCTTGGCCGCAATGGGCCGCAACTTTCGGTAGGTAGATCCGACTGAGCAACCGCTAATAAACGTAACCACTAGCAGCGCACACATATAAATCGCGTATTGAGTTGGTGTGAATTGCATATCTATTTCCTAGGTGCAAATCTGTAGATAAGAGTTCCGGCAACAACTGCGATCACTCCAGCACTAGCCCATTTGACGCTTTCAAACCACGGGCTCTGATCGTCGCTTACGTACGGGATGCTTTCATGTACTGCGTTGGCCTGAGCCTGAATGTTTTCTAACTCCGCGGTTGCTCGTAGTAAATAGCCACGGGCCAGCGCTGCACTAGCCGCGCTCGATGTCGCTGCCTGTGAGATCATCGCGGTGTTTGAAGCGCACCCGGTCAGCAGCAGCACAATGACGGCGAGGTAGATCAAGCCTCTACCCATTCTTCAATATCTTCGTCCCAGTCCCATTCACCTGGTGTGGGTTTCGCTACGGGTGCTTTCCACTGGCAAGTGGTTTCGTTTAATACCCAAGACGGGTAAGGCTTTGGAGGGATAAAAGCATTACGAACCAAGTCGAACGTGTAACCAATTCCCGCAAAGTTTTTGCGGATAGTTCCGTTGTAACTGGTCTGCACCCACGTCCCACCGAGGAGGTTGGCACACCAGGCCGCGCCGTTTGCTTCCTCCGAATCAGGGACAACGATTACGCGCTGGACGATCTTGCTTGCGTTGATTTCTGCAAAGTGTGCCATGATTATCCTGTGTAGGTAAATGTGCCTGTGCTGGTAAAAGTGTGGATGGTGTTTCCGCCAGAACTAGTCACAGTGCCACCGCTGCCGCGCTGCGCTCCCGCATAGGCAATGATGACCACGCCGCTTCCTCCAGCTGCGCCAACAGCCGCACTTGTCGAAAGACCACTACCAGCGCCGCCGCCGCCGCCGCCGGTGTTTGCAGTGCCGGCTACCGCGGCGTTACTGTTGGACTGGTTTGCTCCTCGTCCACCGCCGCCACTTCCACCGGCTGCAGAACCACCACTGCCTGCACCACCGCCGCCACCGCCGCCGCCATAGGTTGTTGACGTACCGGAAATTGAGTACGCCGATCCGGCTCCACCGCTACCACCGTTTGTTGTTGCGTCGCCTCCGCTGGCCGCATTGCCGACTGCACTAGCACCACCACCACCGCCGCCGCGGCGAGGATCAGGCGAAACCGAATTGACACCAAGATTCCCGGCTCCACCGTTGTTACCTTGTCCCGACGTTCCCGTGCCGCCAAGGGATTGCGATGGTGAAGCAAACGTACCGCCGCCACCGCCGCCACTACCGCCGTTTGCACCGTTAAGGACGGCCGTAAATTGGTATGAACGACCACCACCACCACCAAGCGTTGTTGTCGTTCCAAATGTTGAATCGCTACCGGATGCTCCTACTTGGCTTGCATCGTTGTATGCGCCACCAGCGCCTACCACAACCGTGTAACTAGTGCTTGGGGTCAGCGTAGCGCTTGCGGTGTAGGTCACGCCACCGGCACCGCCACCACCGCTGCCGCCGTTCCCGTTCCCACCACCAGCGCCGCCGCCAGCAACAACAAGAATTTGAGCGGTGTACGTTTGCTCAGCACCAAGCATGGATTTCCGAAACATGGAAGTAAACATTACGGTATGGCCTCGGCTGTGATGCGTGCAAAGATGGTCGCGATGTGTCGGTTCTCGCTGCCGGATGTTGGGTCTGCGTAAAGGACGATGGTGCCCCACGAGTTGGCGGGGACGTCCAGCGTTTGCGCCGCAGTCCAGGACACGGTTGCAGTGCCGCCGCCAGCGTTGACTACTGCGCCGGTTCCTTCAAGTTTGACCGTACCCACGGTGATGTAGCCCTTGGGCGTGAATCCTGCGTTCGTCCAGTGGAAGTTTGCGCCGTCATCGTGGACGTGCATCGAGATGGCAAACACCTCACCTTTGCAGATGACTTGCGGCGGAATGGTAGTAACGAGCGTGAGATTAGCCATCAGGTGCACCTCAGTGGGTTTGGTCGGTCAAAGTAATAAGAGACTGCGCCCGTCTTCGTGTAACTCATGGTCATGATTACGAGCGCTTCAAGGCCGGTAGTGCCCCATGCTGCGCTGACGTAGGCGGAGCCAACTGGCCCAACCGTCGATGCTGGCGTAGTTAAATCCATGCCATCAATGTCCGTGCCGCTGGTGTTGAATATCTCGCGCAAATTGAGAGCGCCGGTGAAGTCGTACTGGGTGCCTGTGACAGTCTCATGCCAGGGCGAAGCGGACAGCAATACGGCTTCTGTCCCTGCGTATGACCACCTGCCCGCGGTAATGGCGGTCGCGGTTTGGATGCGCGCAAGGAACGTGCGCGTGGCAAACGCCTCCGGCATCGATGCGCGGTAGGCGTAGTCGATTGCGGGCTGATTCGCTGCCAGCGCGTCCGCTGAATCCATGAAAGCGTTCATGACCGTACGGTTGGCTTTCCCGTACAGGCCGCTGTTGAAGATTGGACGCTGGTTACTCATGACTCCGGGAAATCAAATTGCTTGCTTGCCAAACTTCGTCCAGGTGTAGCGCACGTGTTTACCGCTGGTAATGCCGTCAAGAAAGCGTTGTAGACGGCCTCCGGGAACATGAGTTTGAGATCTTCACGATCTGGGTACGGTTGGTACCAAGCGATCTTGGACGCCTGGTTGTACGGGACGCCAAGGAAGGTGGACGCCGCCGCAGCAAGGAACGACGCGCCGCCAGTGTTGGGCGCTGGGCGCTGCTCGAAGAACGACATCCAGTCAAAGAGGAACTTGAACTGCATGATGTAGATCTGATCGTTCACTGGCGAGATGCTGATCCCATTGCAAAGGATCTGTCCCGGTTCGTAGCCAAGGAATGTTTCCGAGTTGCGCGTACCGAGCCAGCCGCTGAAGTACGGGCCCGGCTCCGGTGCAATCTCGTCATCGGGCCCAAGCGTGAACGTACGGTCGTAATGGAACTCGCAGATGATCTGCATCTGCTGTACGAACCGGTTCGCGGGCTGTCCTTGTACGTCCACCTTCGTGCCGCCGATGTCGCCACCTACTGCGGTTGGCGGGAACGTATACGGCTCCTCTGGGATTTCTGCGTCTACTCGCCAAATCGGCATCTGCCGCATTGAACTTGTGCGCGTTACTCGCGTCCACGGCTCCGGTACCGTTGAGTTGTACTGAAACTCCATCAGGCTTGACCAGTTCGCGGTAACCATCCAAGTTTTCAGCGCACCTGGCATCACGCGCCAATCGACCGACTCACATACGAGGAACGATGCGTTAGCGTCGCAACCGACGTACCTTTGCTGCACCTTCGGAATAAAAGAGCCACCTGCGCCTGTTTCTGAGGCGGCAACGATGATCGCAATATCTTCCGGGCAAGATTGGACGTCCGCCTCATTGGTAGGAATCCACGACACGAGCCACGACTCAGTCATCGTGAACGGCTGTCCAGGGCTTTGCACCTTGTACTGTGGGCCGCTGGCGTGTTTAATGATCTTGAGCGCTCCCATTAGTCTCCCTTTACCTTTGCGAACATGGCTTCAAGTGTGCTGCCAATGGCTTGCAGGAGCGGCCCAGCGCTCACGCCCAAAGTGCTGCCGACAGCAGTTTCCACTGGGTTGGCAACAGCGGCTGCCGCCATCTCTGGCATCTGATTCAATGAACCGAGCGCCATGAGTGTGGCGTCGGCGCTTTCCGTGGCGATGAGTTTCGTTTGGTTCCAAATGGCGTTGAGGACGATCATGCCCTCGCCGATCTGCTGCGCGTTCTTTAGCGTGCTGGCAGTCTCTTCCGCTATCGCATCTTCCTTCGCTCGGTCAATACCCGCCTGTACCGGGCCCATGGCTTGACCGACAGCCATATCCGAACGCAGTTGCGCCTGTGAAAGATTGGCGGCGCTCGTCATCGCTTCAGGCGAGAACGTGTGCGCAAGTTTCGACAGATGCTCGGAGCGATCCGAAATAGCCGTGTACATTTGCTGCGCGAGTTGCAGCACCTTCTGAGCGCCCATCATGCCAGCCATAGCCGTGCTACTGGCGCTGATGCGGTTGATCTTTTCCATGGCACCATTCACGCCGGAGATCAGTCCGCTCGTATCCGCTGTGATGCTGACTGATGCCTTTAAGTCATTAGCCATGGTGCAATCCTGTGAGGTGGTGCGCTCGTCAGCGCGCAAGCAATCGTGATCAGCAGACTCTCAATCCGTTCCTCCGGCGTCGCCTCACTCATCAGCCCGACTGGCATATCCATCCGGGCTGCTGGAGTCATCCTCCAGATGCGCCTTTCGGCGCTTGAATAGGGCGCTCTTTCATTACCTCCGCGATAATGGCGTTACCGACTTCGACGCGCAGATCGGCAGCGGCTACGCCTTCCGCAAGCAACGGCGTACCGTCGGCGCAGCGCACGCAAGCAATCCACCAGTACTGGCCGCCCGCGGCGATGTCCCGCATCACTGGTCGGCGCACCTGTAGTGGTGGCAATCCTTCGATGTTGGCATCGCGCCACCCGTCGCCTAGATATTCGGTTCCGATTGGCATTAGGCTGGCTTCGCTTCCGAGAAACTAAAGTTGATGGTCGCTGCGCCCTGCCCGTCGTACGAACGGCTGGCGCTGTTCAACATACAAGTGATGCTGTAAGACGTACCCGAGTTTCCATCTGTCCAACCGACAATGGTCTTGGTGTCCGTTGCGGTATTGATAAGCAGCGTGAGCGCCGTTTCCGCAGCGGTTGTAGCCATTGCCGTGCAAGTGATCTTGCGCGTAACACGCCCAGCCATTGCCAGCGTGGTGAGGTCGAGCGTGGTGGTAATGTCAATCTCTTGGCGCGATAGGTCAATCGTCACGTTCTGTACCGGAATGGTTACCGCGTTTATCGTGAGCGTCCCGCCGTATCCCGCTGTGTATGTCGTTGGCATCGTTTAACTTTCGTCGTGGGTAAGGAATGTTGTAGTGACTACGATTATTCGTTCAGCATCGCCCGTACCGTCATCGGGTACAGCGTCAAGCGTTCTCATGTTGATATCAACCATCCGGAACGTAATGTTTCCTTCCGTCACACTAATGGCAAATGCTTCGGTAATGTCGTCGGCTACGTCCATTGCTTCCGATACCGTTGCAGCGACGCAGGAGAAGTTCACCGACAGCGTGACCATGTTCGTGACGGTGTTCGTGGTCTGCGCCCATGCGGCAGACGTGAACTCGTAAACGACATACGGCAGCGGATCGCCCTGCCGCCGCCAGCGCGGCGACAACTCAGCCACGCCGATGCGCGTCTTTAGATAGTCGTACAGCGCTTCCGTAATGGTCTTTAGGCTTCTACTTGTTGCCACGTAAAGCCTCCTTAGCCGCTTGGAGGATGTAGTCGCGGAGGTTCTTCGTGATCTCAGGCAGCATCCGGGACGCTACGGCGCGGGAACGCCACGCTCCCGGGATCTGCTTTGCTGTGGCGGTCTTTCGCGCCTCAGTGCGTCCCGAGCGCTCTGCGACGAACGTAGGCGCTGCCTCGCGTGCTGCGGCGAAGACTGCGCGCAGTTTCCCGGCGCGCTCGGATCGTGGGCCTGCAAGTGCCGCTGGGCGCTTCGCGGCGATGATCGCCTTGTAGTTCACTTGCTCTGCCTTCGCGTCCTTGCTGAAGTTAACGTAAGCGTTGGATCCCTTGGCGTAGTGCCGGAATCCACCTTCAAGCAAGTGCCAAATCTTTTGACGTCCACTGGAGTTGCCCGCCTTCTTTCCGTACATGACGCCTACGCGCCCTGCCACTCCTGCTGACGCTTTACCGCCAGCGCGCCGGACATCAACCATGGTTGCGTTAGCGATGTCTTGACGGCTCCACGGATAGCCACGGTAACTGGCAGACAACCAAGTCCGAGTGAGCGCCACGCGCACGGGCTGCAAAGCCTTGCGCATTGATCGCTTCATGACGTTCTCGGCAACCTTGGGCCCAAGACGCGCAAGCGCCGTGCGGACGTTGCCGTCCACAAACTGCGTCTTCATTGTGATCTTGGTAGCCGTCATTCGGTTACCTCCGTCGCTTCCATCTCCAAGCGTCGGCGCTTTTGGTCACGGTCAAAGCAAGCGCGGATGTTGAACACGCGCTCGGTGCCGTTGTCTACGTAAAGCAGTCGGCTATTGGTGGTCACGGCAGGATGCCACGCGGCCAAGATGCGCCAATCGGAGCGGGCGTTAACGCCAAGATCGTCTACGACTTCG